CCAAACGGACTCAAGTCATACTGTGAAAAGTCCACTGGCTCCGACGGTAAACCCAAATCATCGTCCGTTAACCCAGGATCTTCGCTCGGAAATAAAGTCTCAAGTATGTTACTTAACGGACCTGCACTTGCGGTCTGAACGCCACCCGGAAGCTCTGTCCGTTCCTCTTTGTCCTTCTCATACTGATTAGCTTTTAACCGTTCGCCACTAGTCAAGAGACTCGGATCTTTGTCCTTCAATGACAGCAACATCTCCATCTCTGGATCTGTGCCTACCTCATAGGTAAACGTGCCAGGAGACTCTGTCCCTTCAGGTGCACCTCGACCCAACTCTCCCATGCTTACGCCCGTGTAATCAAAAGCTGGGCCAGTTTCTGCCGCTGGTTTTATGCTTGAGAAAATGTTAGACTTGTCAACAGGTGCAAGGTCCGTGGTGTATTCTTTTCCCTCAAAGGTAAACGTACCACCGTCCCCCTGCTTTGCCCGTTCTTCAGCAAACACCTCACTAAACGTCTTAGTAGTTGCTGGCTCCGAATCACCATATTGCATCGTAGGTGTGTAATCTACCTGACCAACCTGCTCCGCATAAGAACCAGATTCAGGAAAGAATCCAGTCGGTATCCCGAAATCATTCGCAGGAATGTCTGTCGCTGAAGCTGGGGAAGATGCAAACGCACTACCCTCGTCCAAGGAGATCCGAGCAATCGTCTCTTTCATATCCTTCTGAGCCGTATTACCAAAGATAACGTCCTGACCAAGACCGTTGTCCTTACCAGCGCCCGTATAAGTACGAGTCAGGAACTCCGATCCACCAGACGTCGTCGTCTCTACCCACTCAAATCCGTCGCCAGCATACTGACCCGTCTTCGATACCTGACCAATTGTATTGCCCTTAGTTAAACTAGACTTTTTGTCATCACTACTACTTGTCGTCGTTGTCGTAGGCTTTGAAGAGCTACTTGTCGTCGTTGTCGTAGTGGTCGTTGTGCCTGCTCTCGCATCATCACGTTCCGCCACCAAATCATTCAACTCAGGTGTCCACGCGCCGCCGCTGTCCTTCAATGCCTTGTTGATGTCATCCTGAACTTCTTGCTCTGTACGAGTTGAGGAGCTAGAACTAGAACGAGAAGAACCGCTGTCCGAGGAGCTTGAACCACCGCCGCCTCCACCGCTCGGCTCACCAAAAACCCTACGATCAAATAATGGATCAAAAAACAACGAGTAACGCATCAGCTAACTCCTAAACTATAATTTGCACCAACCAGACCATACCCTCGTTTGTCCAGTATGCGAGTAAACTTATCCATGTTTATACCAGAATCCTGACTCAGGTAAACCATCTTAGCTCCTTCGTCCTTTGCCCAAGCCTCAAACATAGCCAATAATTCCAACCCAACACCCAGTTTTCTGTACTCTTCTCTCACATACCATAGCACATCTCGCGCAAATTTGTCAGAACTAAAGTAAAATTCGCTCATGTTGCCAGCAAAAACACCCACAGTCTCACCATCATCTACCGCAATAAGCAAGACATGACCGTCCTCAACAGCATACTTTTCCGCTATTTCCAGCAGTTTCTGGTCGTCAAACTCAACTTTTCCACTAAAGGCGCTCTCTCCAAACGCCAACATACCCATCTCCACAAAATCTTCTGCAATCTTTTGTGGTAAATGATCCATCACCATATACTCAATCATGTCTTCTTGTATAAACTCTCAATACCACCGGGCGTCATCGCCTGCTGCATCATCTTACGCATAGGATCACTGCCCCCACTCAACGGACTCATCCGACTACTCTTCCCAAAACGCTTGAAATCGGGCCTGGCCCTAGCCTGCGGAACCTTCGGAGACGCCATCAAAGCTGCAAGCATACGATCCAATTCCTTGTCTCCAGCCGCATCCGACTTCTGAGGAATCAAACCACTGTCCTTCTTCGTCCCCAATAACGCCGCCGCATACTCCTGCGAAGCAGAACTAGGAGATCCTTTGTCCACGTTTCCAGCGCCACCATTATACGCCATCAATGCCTTGGTAATATCACCATCGTAATACTTAACCAAAGCTCCCAAATACTCCGCACCAAAACGTAAGTTATCAAATGGGTCAGCACGATCCTGTAATGGCGTAACACCAAACCCAGGGTTACGAGCAGTGTCTGCCATGACCTGTGCCAACCCAAGCTCTCCCGCAGATCCCTTCGCCATCGGATCAAATCCACTCTCACGCTCGATTAACCGAACATATAACTCTGGATCTACCCCGTATCTCTGCGCCATCTGCGCTGCGACTTGCCTAAAGCGATTTGGATCTTGCATCTTGAACCTCTTTTTTGTCACCTTACAACAATCTCAAATGAAAATATACCCGCGATTTTTAGAGGGGCTAGGGAACCTAGTTGTTGCTTGGTTGTTGCCCAATGGAGATACCCCCGAATGAATTTACGAATCTAACATATACAGCGTATATGTGCGCGATACATGTGCAAAATATGGGGGTGCCCCTTGCTGCGGTGCGGCAATCCTGCTGCAATGCGGCGGAGTAACCCCTAAAGTGACGTAGGGTCACTTTGTAGATTACTTGTTGTTTGGTACTTGAATAATTGTGATTAGTGCTTAACTTGTTACTTGTAACAAGTTCGTTACTGTTAGCATTACGAAAGGAAAGTATGATGCAACCTAAAGAGAAACTATTCTTAGAGATTATCAAACTTGAAGAAAAGATTGACGGTCACAAAGCCGAGATTGAAAAGCTAAAAGCTAGAGCGGTAAAACTCGGATGGGCTAAAATGGGTGACGACTACGAAACTAAAAGAGCACCATCTAAAAAATGGTGGGAGGCTAATCAACCAGAATTGTTTCAAGAAATGATCAAGCACTATGTCACCACCATAAACAAAGGGCGTTTCAATGATGGCGGTTTTAAAGAGAGACTAGCTAAAACAATCACCGCAGAAAATGCTTAATCAATCGGGGTGCTACGGCACCCCATCATTACGAAAGGAAAGAAAATGGAAAAATATATTGATCTACCAAGAGAGAACGACGTTCCTGGGGACGTAGTTTACAATAACTATAAAGGCGCGGGTGTCGCGCTACTGTACTTCGATGGTACAGACTACACGGACCTGAAGTATGTCCCGCTGCGGGAAGACACTTCAATTCTCGTGACCTCTCCAATTCAGAAAATGGTCAAGCAAGCATATAAAAAGAAAGACCTAGGACACAAAGTCTTACTCGGTACATGTAGTTGCTTTCAATTCTGTTTACCTACCGAGCTGGAATTTGACAAAGAACCGACCGCAAAGAAAATAGAATATCAAATAGATATGATATGCGGTCACAATGGTTTTGGATTATTCCAATAAAATAACTTGTAGCCCGACCACAATCGGGCTACACTCACCTTATTCAACATTACGAAAGGAAAATATAATGTTAGATATCAATCTAGATAGTTTTACTGGCACCGAGGCATACCATCGCTGGACGCCGCTAAGTAGATCTGTACTTACAGACGGGACAAAGTACGTCGCGGACAAACTCCAAGCTTATTGGTTATTCGACGCTCTAGCGTCTCACATTGACTTTGGGGAATTGCCCGACCTCGATATGTATTTCAGTACATTTAAGGTCAAGGATAAGACGGGAACACTCTCAATCGAAGACGGTAATGGCGGCGTGGTCGCGACACAAACCTTCGAATACACCGACTTTCCTTTACCACAAATAAAGATCTGGTCCCAGACTAACGGGTCATTCTTTGTTCACATGCTACCGTCGGAGTACTAAATGTATCACGGTATCGAAACACTAATCAAATGGGTTCGAGGTAATTATACCTCGACCCTAGAGGACATACTAGGCGGGGTGGCATTGTTTGCCACCTTCGCAGCTATCCTGTTTATCGGGTACGGCTTATCATAAAATACCCAGGCGCGAGGGTTATCGCGCAACTTTCCTTTCACCCCTGGGGCCTGGCCCTGGGGGTTTTTGTATAAAAGAAAGAACCAAGCCGCAGACCCGCAGACCCTCGGACCAGTCAAGCCGCAGACCTAAACAAAAAACTTTTTACTTGTTGTTTGTTTGTGGTGTGGTATACTTAGACTGTTAACTATTACGAAAGGATACACGTTGAAACACGCTGTTATATACAAGGGACCTAGTCTATTGGATAACGAGCAAATTGTAGTGATTGCTACTTACTCGGATAGAAACACCAAAACGGGCAAGGTCGTTCAAACTTACATATTGCGGGAAGACTTGAACCCGCTTGAAGCGTCAAAGACAGGCGCAGACTTTTCTATTTGTGGCAATTGCATAATGCGCGGAACACCGACCGATGACCCAAAGCGCAAGATTGCAAAAGGTCGTCGCTGTTATGTTAACTTAGGTCAAGGTGTCTTGATTGTTTACAAAGCATACAAGCGCGGGGTTTATCAGACTGGCGACGCGGTCGAAATGGGGCGCGGTCGATTCGTTAGAGTCGGGACGTATGGCGACCCCGCTGCGGTGCCGCGTTATGTTTGGGACAATTTACTTAGCCAAGCTAAAACTTGGACAGCGTACACGCACCAAGAATCCTGGTCGCCGGAAATTTGTATGCAATCCGCGGACACTTACGAGCAAGCCCAGGAACACTGGGCCGCGGGGCGTCGCACTTTTAGAGTGATCCAGGATTTAGCAGAATTGGACAAACAAAACGAAACACTTTGTCCAGCTTCCAAAGAAGCGGGGCGACGGGTTCAATGCACAGCTTGCAAATTATGTCGCGGATCGAGCAAAGCAAAATCAATCGCGATAGTAGAACACTAAACAATGGGGCCAGGTATCCTGGCCCTTTTCTTTTTCCGGGCAGTCCCGTATACTATACCAGAATCAAGACGCAGGGCGCAGGGACGCAGGCAAACGAGACTCCAAACGAGGGCGCAGGGCGCAGAACAAAGCCGCAGGATTCTTGAACCTCGAACCTTGAGCCGCAGAAACACCGCCCTTGATCAAATCAGCACCCTGATCACCATCAAATAAAATTATATCGCGTGTAGAGGCACACTTTACCAAGAAGAAATTCGACCCACCTCGTGCCCAATAAGCCATATTCCATGCGACTTGATGAGGCGAGACTTTTACCGCGTTTCCTTTAGTTACTTTCAGTTCACACCAAAACGGCAACCCATCCCAAACCAAATGAACATCAGGAACACCGCCCCCATGTTTGTTTTCAATCCTCGTGGCGAAGCACTTCTTCGGCAAGTTCTGCCTGATCGTGCTCCAAAAGTTTGCTTCCTGACCTCGGCTCATTTGTTATATCCTTGTAGTCTCCTTCGATCTGAAATGCTTGAGGATATTGTTTCTGTAATGCCGCCAATCTTGCGGTGATTTCATCCCTAGATAACTGATCGATTGTGTTGATTGTTTCTCGCCTATCGATGGTCAACCCACCCAAAGCCGACCTGATTTTTTCTGCGTTGATCGCCGCAGAGAATTGACCTGCCTCTTCCGCACCCAAAGATAGATTGTGCAACCGTTCCATTTGTCCAATGGTGGTCACCCCATACCTACGTTCACGTTCGTCTCTCAATTCTTGGATGTACTCCACAACATGGGGATAGTCCCGACCGTTCAACAACACCGATGCCTGTTTCTTTGCCACATCTTCAGAGTACCCTGCCTTCCGAGCACACTCCGCATTAGAATAGATACCCTCCACAATATGTGTAGCAAAAGTCATCTGTCTGTTGGTTAGTTGCCGCCCATGTTCTTCTTCAATTTTCTTTTTGATCGAAGCCATGTTTACCTCATTATTATGTTTACACCTGTTTACGCTGTTTACACTATTTTTGGCAAGCTTGGACAATTTTTCAAATCAAATATAGAAAACTGGTGTAAACAATCGGGTCATTTTGTAAACAGGTGTAAACGGAGTGGGCTATATAAATAAGGGGTTGTTTACGCTGTTTACGCTGTTTACAAAAAAAACCACTTCAAAAAAAAAAAAAATAAAAATTCTGGAGAATGTGCGTAAACGGCGTAAACGGAAATATTTCTTGACACCTTTTTTGGTTCAGGTATTCTACAACCATTCAACATTTGTAATACATACAGAAAGGAAAGATTATGAATTTGGAAATGAAAGCTATCAAGTTCTCAGAATGGGCAAGTGAAGAGACATATTGCTATCAGGCAAATGTCTATCTGGATGGTAAGCCTCTTGCCATGGTGAGTAACGATGGTCATGGTGGATGTGACCGTGAATACTCACACAATAAATTCAAGGGCGACTATCGTGCGACCATGAAAAAGGTTAATGATTATTTTAAATCATTACCGAATACTGACGTTGGCAAATATAAAAATGTTCCAGAAGGTTTTGAACAAACCTTTGAGCGTTGGTGCCATGATCAGGTGTGCACGTATCTATACCGCAGGGATATGAAGAAAGCTTTAAAGAAGAACAAGGTTGTTAAGCGTAAGAATGATGAAGGTAAGATGTCTCTTTATGACTATGGGATTAATGTTCTTTCTGACGCTATCAAACATCGTTGGCCTGAAGCGATAATCTTGAATGACTTGCCTGAAGACGAGGCACTCACAATTTGGAGGGAGATTTTATAATGCCAAATCATTGTTATCAAAGTGTCTACCTTAGAGGAGACCCAAAAGAAATTGACCGTCTGTACGAGGCGGTCAAGGAAGAAAAGTTTTTGAACGCCGTGATCCCAGAACCGAGTAACATGTTCCATGGTGCGTTGGGCGATGAGGAGCGCAAGATGTGCGAGGCGCAAGGTCGTCCGAACTGGTACGATTGGCGCAATGAAAACTGGATGACGAAGTGGGACATTTGTCAGGCGGAGATCATTGAAGAACCGCAGGACTGTGATCATTATCCTGTGCCTACGAAGTACTTTTCGTTCCGATGTTGGACGGCATGGGCACCACCCATTCCAGTTTGGGAGAAGCTTCATGAGATGGGCTTTGATATTTCGACTGATTACCAAGACGAAGGTGGGATGTTCGAAGGTGAGTTTGTTGATGGTCAGGACAGATGTTGGCGACCAGTTGAGGAGGATCGATATGCGTGAGACGAACACAATTCATATCATCAATGATGAGGCGTGGACTTTAAGCGAGAGCCAAAAGAACGTGCTTCAGGTTGCGGTAGATCACATGATTGAGCACCTTGAGGATTTGGCTCATGAGTATCCGACCGCAGAACAGTACAAGCGGAGGCTTTGGGACGCTAGGGTTTTGAAGACTATGGTGCAACCATGGTAGCCTATTATAATGAGATAGACCCATACGCCGCAGAGTGGCTCAGATCGTTAATTCGGTCTGGGCATATTGCAGATGGAATAGTGGACGAAAGGAGCATATCAGATGTCCGACCAGATGAACTTCAAGAATTTACTCAATGTCACTTCTTCGCAGGGATCGGCGTCTGGAGTTACGCCCTCCGAGCCGCAGGGTGGGAGGACGACCGACCAGTCTGGACAGGATCATGTCCGTGTCAGCCTTTCAGCGGCGCAGGCAATAGAAAAGGGGTTGCTGACAAGCGGCACCTCTGGCCTCACTGGTTCCACCTCATCGAACAGTGCCGACCTTCAACGGTCTTTGGAGAACAGGTTGCGAGTAAAGACGGCCTCGGTTGGATCGACCTTGTACAAGCTGACATGGAAGGAGCGGACTACGCCATCGGGTCTTTCGATCTCTGCTCTGCGGGCTTCGGTGCGCCGCACATCAGGCAAAGACTTTGGTTCGTGGCCGACACCGACGACACGCGACGGCAAGGGTGGCTATCAGGGCGGTCGGATACGGAACGGCAAGATCAGCACGGACACGTTGGACGTGACAGCGCAACTGACAGGGTGGCCGACACCGAGAGCCAACAAGGTTCATCCGACGATAACGGAGGAGAACCGAGACAAGTTAGCCAGTCGGAACAAGTCCAATCTGGAGGAGGTCGTAGCGGTATTGGCAGGGTGGACGACACCATCGGCGACGGACGGAACGCGAGGGGGATCGGGGATCACGGACGGAATGTCGGGGAGCAGTCTGACCCAGTTATCGAAGATGGCAGGGTGGGCAACGCCCAACACGATGGACAGTCTACCATTACGGAGCCGAGAGGCGATGATCAGGATGCATCAGACGACGCGAAAGAACAGATCGTTTCCGTGCAATCTGAGGGAGCAAGTGTCACCCGAGATGATCGAAGCGGTGATGGAGGCGAAGGGGGAGGTGTTGCCGAAACCCACGCCCATGAGACTAACGGTTTCTGGTCAGATGCTGACTGGCTCCTCTGCCGAGATGGAAAGTGGAGGCCAGTTAGACCCGAGTCATTCCCGTTGGTTGATGGGGCTACCGCCAGAGTGGGACGACTCCGCGCCTACGGCAACGCCATCACAGCGCAAGTCGCGCAAGGGTTAATCGAAAGTTACATGGAGGTGAGAGATGCAAACTAGATTACCATTAAATCAAGACGAGTTAGAGAACCTTGTCTTACAGCACATTCGCATGTGGGTTGAGCACACGAATGGTCATGAGTGTCCCGATTTATTTCGGGACTACATGGATGACTTTACCAATTCGTTTCGTCGCAAGTGGTTCGACTACGAGAAAAAATATCATCCCAGAAAAAAGAAGGAGGTGGCGTGATGGAGATACAGTTAGAACTCGAACTCGATCACGAGGACAGCCTAGATCATTGGGCGGCGTTACTAGCAGATCAAGAGGTTGGTTCGAGAACTTATGACTCGGACTGGCAGATGCACTACGAAAGCTTTTGGCACAGTTTAGATGCCGAATACAACTACGATATTCTCAGACCGTAGGAGGTGAGAGATGGGAAGAGTGAAAGCTTGGATCATGGATCGTGAAGAGAGAGCCGCGGATCGCGGTTCGGCGGATCGATATTATGGGAGGTATCCTGAACCGCATATCTGGTTGGATACTGTTGGTAGGAATGTTGTGTCTGAAGAGGACATGACTGAGAGTGAGATCGAAGCGTACATGGAAGGGTGGCGCAACGAGGAAGACAGGAAGGATTGGGGTTATGAGTAAAGAAGAAGACTTAGCCTTACTGTGTGATATAGTGGGGTCATTAGCAATCGATCAGTTCGAAGATCAAGAGGAGTATCGGGCTGTGATAAATGAAATATTTTACGAATGGAGAATAAGAAATGTTCAAAGAACTATGGCAGAGAATTAAAACCAAACAGAGGACAGGCGCAAAGCTTACGCGCAAGGAGCAAATCCTGGCGGAACTAGATCGAGATATCGGAACCGCAAAGCAACTGGCTGACAGGTCTGGTATAAAACTGACGATTGTCCGCACGACATTGTCTCAGCTGCGGAAAGCAGGAAAGATCAAAGACACAGGGACAGACGCAGGAAATGAAAGCGTTTGGGAAGTTGTTAAATGAACTTGATCATGCAGATAGGATGGGAAACCGCAGACACTGAGGTTCCTTTATTCGAAACCAAAATCCAATGGGAAGAGTTCTATGCATTGAGGCCACCTAATAAAGTGGTGGCCTTGATGGAAATCCGTGAATTGATTGAGCGTGAATTGAAGGACGCATACTTTGAGTGCAAGGAGGACATGTCGGAAGACCAGTTCGAAGGTATGATGAGGGCAGTTGATCCGAAAGCTTTGAAGGTAATGAAAGCCGCTGACGATCTATTGGTTCAGGCAATCAGGAAGGACAAAGGTTCATGATTGAATACTTCACGGCATTGGTGATTGCGTACAGTGTACAAGATCGAGAGTTCGAAACGGCTGTGTGGTTTCAGAGTGAGAAGCATTGTTCGTCAGCCATGAACAGCGGGAGCGCAGATGGAATATACAATCATCTGTACGACCTATACGGCAATGACATCATGATGGTTTGTCACAAATCAACCACCGTTTCGAAGTTAATCAAACCGAAGTTAAGACCCAGAAAGGAGGAAGCTGATGGGCGATGAGCAGTTAAGTACGTTCCAAGCTGCACAACTCAAATGGTTAAAACAACAGGTCGATAATTTACAGGATGAAAAGGGAACTAAGAATGCCCGACCTGGAATTGAGCGTGAGTTGTGGGCGGCAAGGGAAGAGTTAAACGATTACGTTAATCAATTAAAGAGTATTGGAATACACATACATGGAGGAAGATAATGAAAGCTAGGGTAAAAGGTAAGGTTTACGAAAGCGAAGCGCACAGAATTCGATATGAAGATCTGTATCGCAAAGCTTGGGAAACGCAGAACCAATTGGATCGACAGGTCAATCCAAAGGTGCAGTTTAATTTAGCACCGCTACGAAAGAAACCAGCAACACCACCTAAAGAACGTCCCCTATCGATGGAAGCAAAGACTGTTAATAATTTATTAAACCATGGTATGCTTGCACATCAGATCGCGGACGCACTACATATGGAAGAGCACAACGTGTTTGTTCTGATTAAGAAATACGCATTACCGAGGGAGGAATCATGAAGGTATTAGGAATCGCGGAAGTCGAATTGATCAGCACGTTGATCAAGAAAACGCAGAAAGAACTGGACGATATAGAATGGGCAGACCCACAAGATCCCAGGATCGAGGGTCTAATAAATGAAATCAACTACTACAAACAAAAGGAAGAAGAAGGAATACTCTATGAACCAAATTTTTGATCTCAATACTACACGCCGACAGCAGATAATTGTTGAGTACTTGACGCCTACTGGTAGTGGGTTTGCAGTTACTCCACAAGGGGAGCAAGTCTTCCTAAATGCGAGGCTTGTGAGCGCCATGAACGTCCAACCTGGTGACATTTACAATGCGTTTTTGTTGCCGAATTATCCCGACAAGCGTGAGCAGATACCATGGAGAGCGATGCGAGTTGAACCTGCGGAGGTTGACTTGGACCTGGCCCATGTAAAGGACGACGCTAATCTAAAAAAGATTATCAATTACTTGCAGGGGTTTGACGAGAACGCACATTTCACCGCTGCGGAACTGGCTGACGCTTTGGATATGCCGTTCGGAGTGGTCGAAGATCTGTGCAAAGGAAACCAAGACATCTTTTTTGAACAGGATAGCTACTGCTTGCATTTAGGGTACAACTAATGTAGTAGTAATCTACAACCAAGGAGCAACCAATGGCTAAAAAGAAAGAAGAACAACGACGTTTCTGTAACGTGGCGTTGTTGCCTGAAGATCATGAGAGATTGAAGGAACTTGCGGACGACGAGCAACGGACGATGACCCGACAATTATCTGTGATTATAAGAAAAGAGTATGCAAAGGTGATGGAACCTGTTAAAGTGTAGGAACATACACTGCTCAAGGCTCACGCCTGTGGCCTCGCACACTAGCCCCGTTTCGACGGGGCTTTTTCTTTTCCTTTACGCAAGCGTTCTGGTTCTTTGGAATACCCACGGATCTGGGTGACACTGTTTCGCTTCATGTCTTTTAGGAATGCGGCGGCTACGTCGGGTGTCAATCCAGAGATGCGAACCAGTTCTTCTGTTCCAGTTTTCAGGTTTCGTAGTCCACGTTTGTAGTCTACAACTGTTTCGATTAGTTCTTCGTGGGCTTTAGACTTAGCCATTCTCTTGCCTCTTCTCCTAATACTTTTGCACCGATGTCAATCTTACCGCGAAGGGTCTTCACAATCCGTTCGTCGATTGTGCCCTCGGATATGAGATCGATGTATGTCACGTTGTTCTTTTGACCAATGCGGTGTGCTCGATCTTCGGACTGCATTCTTGTTTCCAAGTTGAAATCATTTGCATAGTATACCACGAGGTTTGCTTCCGTCAAAGTCAGGCCGTATCCAGCGGTCGATGGGTTACCGACAAAGAACCGTAGGTTCTTGTCACGTTGAAACCTGGTAACGATGTCATTCCGCTCGTCGTCTGATGTATCTCCGTAGTATGCAGCGGCACATCCCTCTCCAAATTTTTTGTTTAGCATCTCTGTTATCTTGATGATGTCGTACCGAAAACGTGACCAGATGATTGCCTTGCCGTCGTACTCTTCAATGATTTCTTGCAACGCATCCATCCGACGTGAGGGAAAGTACTTCATCTCTCCGTCGTCAGTCTTCAGATGTCCTGATAGAACCTGTTGAATGCGTAGCATCTGGGTGATGACAGCAGGAGCAGAAACTATCTCTCCATCTTCGAACAGCAACATGGCCTGTTGTTGTAGATCGCTGTACATTTTATATTGTTCGTCAGTCAGAGTAACGTAACGAGCCGTGTAGATTTTGTCTGGTAGATCCAGACAATCCTTCTTGAGTACACGGAAGCTGAACGCATCGATCTTCTCGGTAAGTTCGTCCAGATTTTTGTAACCTAAGATCTGTTGAAAAGCGTGGTTACCCATGGTTCGCTTTTGAAGGACAGCATACCGAGCCTGAAACGAGTAGAAAGATTCGTGACCCATGAGACCAGGGCGAAGGAACTCGGTCTGTGCATAGATGTCAAGCGGACTTTTTGTAATTGGAGAGCCTGTCAATAGTCTTCTGTACTTGAACTGCTTTGCAATCTTGAGTAATGACTTGGTGCGTTTGGCCTTGTGGTTTTTGATGGTAGTTGATTCGTCGATTGCAATCATACCATAAGGCCCAAGCGCACGAGCCATCCACTCTCCAGCAACCTGGCCCTTGCGTGTTGAATACGACTCAACATTCATGACAAAGATTGTCAGCCCCGCAAATGGTTCTTTGATTGACCGCATCTCTGCCTGTTGTTTCTTGTTGGGAGTGGAGACCCATCGAATCACTCGATGTGGTACGTCATCTGACATATGTTCTGGTATTTCTTTGGTCACCCAGTTTCTATACACACCCTTTGGTGCGAGGATCAGGGCAAAGTTTATCTGCCCTGCGAGGAACAACATCCCCATATTATCGAGCAGGACTTTCGATTTACCTGTACCCATCTCCATGAAGTAACCGAACTCGGTTTTGTTCCATCCTTTTTCCAGTGCATCTTCCTGGTGTTTGAATGGGGGCAACTTAAATTTGTACTTGACAGTCATCACATACCTCCAGTAGAGTCCACAATACGGATGGCGAAATGGTTTGTCAACCGAACCCTGAAGAGGAAACACTTATGGATATATTTGAAGACTTAATCGATGAGGGTGACAAGTTTGCCAGTGTCGATACTGGAACAGGAAAGCAGCTTAGTGATCTTGTTCGCAAACTCCGCAACGTCGAACAAGAGATCGAGGATGCAGAGTTAAACCTGAAAGCCTTGAAAGCTGAGAAGCACAAGCTTTCAGTTGAAAACATTCCTGGACTAATGGATGAGATGGGGGTTGATCGTTTGGATGTGGACGGGGTGTCTGTGTCTAGGAAGATGATTGTACATGCATCTATTCCTCAAGACCGCAAGGAAGAAGCCTTTGCTTGGCTACGTGAAAACGGATTGGACGACATCATAAAGAACGATGTCACCTGTTCATTCGGAAAGGGTCAGGATAACAGCGCAAAGAATGTGATTGCGATCCTACAGGAAGCGGGATTTGATCCGGCGACCAAGACCCACGTTCACCCATCTACACTCAAGGCGTTTGTTAAGGAACGCATCGTTGATGGTAAACCAATCGACCTCGATATGTTCGGGGCATTCATAGCTAACGCAGCTGAGATCAGGAGGAAAGCATAATGGCGACCGCAGTAGCAAAAGCAAAAAGCACAGAAGTAAGCACCGATGTGCTAGATGACATCTTCGAAACCGCTGGAGATGGTGCATCATTTGATAGCAGTGAGATGCAGATACCGTTTGTTCGGATCTTGCAACCCATGTCACCGCAACTCAAGAAAGGCAAAGCCGAATACATTGAGGGGGCAGCACAGGGTGATGTCTTTAACAATGTAACTGGTCAGTACTGGGAGGGGTCAAAGGGCATTGTAGTTATACCATGCTTTCAAACCACCAAGTATCTTGAGTTCATCCCAAGAGAAAAGGGTGGTGGATTCCAAGGGGAACTGGCTCCTAACGATCCAATGGTAAGCCAAGCCAAGAGGGATGGATCAAGTGAGGTTCTACCAAACGGCAACGAACTGGTGAAGTCTGATCAACATTACTGTTTGATTGTTGAAGAAGACGGATCGTTTCAACCTGCTGTGATAGACATGAAGTCTAGTCAGTTAAAGATCAGCCGTCGTTGGAAGACCCAGATCGCAATGCAGAAGATCAAGAACCCAAAGACTGAGCAACTTGTGACACCTGCTGTGTACGCTACGATGTGGAGACTGTCGGTCACTGAAGAGTCTAACGACAAAGGTGATTGGTTCAACTATCAGGTTGCGAAAGAAAGCTTGGTTAGTAATCGGGATCTGTTGGTGGAGGCGAAAGCTTTCAGAGAATCGATACAGGCGGGAGAGGTCAAGGCACAACCAGAAGAGCCTGTCGATCCTGTCAATCACGAGGAAGAAATCCCCTTTTAAAAATTTAGCACGGTAGATCTTCTCAAAAAGATTTACCGTGTTTTTCATCTTAATGGAGACCGATTATGGAACACACAGAATCACAGAACAAAAAGATTAAAGCATGGCTTCAAGAAGGCCACACTATTACCGCAATTACCGCACTCGAAATGTTTAAATGCTTTCGATTGGCTTCACGAATTAGAGACTTAAAGCTGTCGGGTGTCCCAATCGACAGTCAGTTTATTGAAGTAGAAAGTGGTAAGAAAGTAAAAGAGTATTGGATTGCCCAATAGAATAAATCACCCAACAGGAGCCAAGCATGTCATTAGCAGACAGAATGCTTGCGGCCTTCGAGGGTTCGAAGGTTGCACATGGTACAACTACAGTCGGTCGAATTGGCAGAAATGGTAAGGCCGATGCTGACAGTAGGATTGTACGGCAAGCATTAACCGTTAAGATTATGCAAGGACACATTGATGGTAAGCAGGGGGTCGGGGCTATCCCGATCAATGAGGAGAATAAATGTAGGTGGGGTGCACTGGACATAGACATCTATGATCTAGACCACAACGAACTACAGCGTCGAATACAGAAACTGAAGCTACCGCTGCTGCATTGCAGGTCGAAGTCAGGCGGTGCACATTTGTATCTGTTCTTGAAAGAGTACGAGCAGGCAAAGGTTGTACGAGAATATCTGGTAGAGATGGCAGTTGCTCTGGGGCATAGTGGATGTGAGATCTTTCCAAAGCAGGACATTATCCTGGCGGACAGAGGAGACGTGGGTAACTTCATTAACTTGCCATACTTCAATGCGGACTTGCCACAAAGATATTGTTTCAACTCAAAGGTTGAGGCCATGGAGATTGAGGACTTCCTCAATGCCATAGATAAAAACAAGGTTCACGTTTCGGAACTAGAAGGACTAAGATCCAAGAACAACAAGCCGAGGAAACTATTGTCGGATGCTCCGCCATGTCTCCGGCACCTGTTTCGTGATGGACCTTCGGGCGAGGATCGCAACAAGAAACTGTTTATGCTTGGTGTGTTCTGTCGAATGAAGCATGGGGACAACTGGAAAGCAGAGATGGAGACCATGAACCAACAGTTGTTTTCTCCACCGCTTGAGGCCAAGGAAGTTCTGACACTACAAAAAAGTCTAGATAAGAAAGAATACTTTTATACGTGTGAACAGGAACCATTCAAAAGCTACTGCGATAAAGAACTGTGTATGTCTTTGAAGTATGGGATCGGGGATATAGGATCGGACATCGAGGTACAAAACCTAATGATTATTAAGTCCGAACCCCGACTATATTTTCTGACGGTGGCGGGTCAACGTGTTCAGCTAAACACAGAACAGCTTCAGAACCAGACGTTGTTCCAACGTGCTTGCATGGAACAGGCTCAAGTTGTACCTCCAACCATGAGACCAAAGACATGGCTGTCTATACTTCAAAGGTTGATGTTAGAGGCTACGACTCAGGAAGTCCCAGAAGAATTGACAATAACTGGAGAGTTCAAAGCATTACTCAGGGCATATTGCACCAGTCGTATTAGGGCGTTGCACCCAGAGGAGTTGTTGCAGGGTAAACCGTTTACAGACAACGAGGGGTACACTTCGTTTACCATGGCAGGTTTGACAGAGTTTTTGCACAACAGGAGGTTCACTGCTTTTACAAGGGCACAGATCCAAGAGCAGTTGAAGAAACTAAACGGTGATAGAGAATGTCATGGACACAAATCAATTAACAAGGAAGATGGATCAAGAACCACCGTTCGTGTGTGGTGGGTTCCTGCATTTGAGAATGAAGAGGTATCTATACCTATAGAGGAGATGGAAAATGAAATCCCATTCTAATTTTTTAAAGGCAAAGGACATAGCTGATTGGCTCGATGTATCTGAGTCTGCCATTTATAAGTGGGTAAACGAGGGAAACTTTCCCAAGCCCTACAAACTTGGCAACGGAGATGCCCGACGGTCTGCTAGTCGTTGGAATAAACAGGACATTGAGGACTGGTTAGAGGGTCGTCGTAACGATGATTGATAATGCTACGCTGATCTTGGGACCTCCAGGTTGCGGCAAGACTTATACTTTGATCGAACGAGTACAGGCAAAGCTTGAAGAAGGTGTGCATCCTTCTCGCATTGGTGTGGTTTCGTTTACGACCAAAGCAATAGGAGAGTTCATTGATCGAGCCTGTGCCAAATTCAATTTAACCAAGCAAGACTTTCCACATTTTAAAACGCTCCACGCCACTGGGTATCATGGATTGGGCCTGGCCCAAGGAGACGTGTTGAGCCGTCAGGATTTTCAAAGACTGGGAAAGATGCTTGCGTTGGACTTTGATGGTGCAGACAGCACTTCAATTAACGACGGCATTACTGTGCCAAGCATGAAAGGATCAGGAGCCAAGTACCTACAGATCATCATGCGGTCGGTTTATCGGATGTCAACCCTGAACTTTGAATATAACTACGAAGGAGATCACAACTTAAACTTCTCCAAACTTGTGCAGGTTCAACAGCAACTAGAAGAATACAAGAGCAAGACAGGTCGCGTGGATTTCTCCGACATGATTGCCAAGTACATAGACATAGCAGAGCCACCGAATCTGGATCTCTTGATTGTTGACGAGGCACAGGATCTTACACCATTACAATGGGAGATGGTAAGAAAGATGTCTGAACATGCGGACGAGGTGTTGATCGCGGGAGATGATGATCAGGCTATCCACCGTTGGACGTCTGTAAACGTCGATGACTTCATTAACTGCACAGATAGGGTTGAGGTACTCAATCAGTCGTACCGCTTACCACGGAGCGTCTGGGAGCTTTCTATGGACATCTCACGGCGTATACCTGGTAGACTGGAGAAAGAGTTCTATCCAAGACAGGAAGAGGGCAGAGTTACGAGGGTCATGAGCCTATGGGCATTGCCGTTGGAACAAGGATCATGGACAATCATGGCTCGAACCAACTCGTTTGTGAATGACATAGCTGAGTTCTTGGAGCAGAACAGATACTTCTATAGCCGCAAGGGGCACTGGTCTGTGTCGGAAAAGAAACTGGAAGCCATGTCTGTGTGGAAAGATATCACCAGTGGCAAGGGCGTGTATGTCAGCAGGGTCAGGAAGATGTACGAGATGGTGCCCAAGACAGGCAAGGGTGCTGTTGTTAAACGTGGTTCTGCAAAACTGTTGGATGCGGCTGGCCCAGACGAACTGTTGACCTACGACAAACTGGTCAAGGAGTTTGGTTTGTTAGCCCCGATAAGCACGGATCAAACGGACATCATACGTTTGTCGGATGAAGAAAAGATCTATATCAGATCGGTTGAGCGTAGGGGTGAGAGCATATATAAAGAACCAAGGATCAAGATCTCTACGATCCATGCCATGAAGGGTGGTGAGGATGACAACGTAGCGGTATACTTGGGATCTACCAAAGCATGTGTAGAGGGTAAACATCCAGAGGATGAAGACAGAATATTCTATGTGGCAGTGACTCGTGCCAAGAGGAATCTCTACCTTATAGAGTCGGATAAAAAATACAGGTATGAAATATGAAACTACCCGATGGAAATGTTCTTATCAGCTTCAGTGGTGGTCGCACCTCTGGGTATATGTTGCATAGGATACTGGAGGCTAACGGAGATCTACCAGATCGCGTGAAGGTTTTGTTTGCCAACACTGGGCGTGAAATGCCAGGGACACTGGACTTTGTGCACAACATAGAAAAGAACTGGGGCGTAGACATTACGTGGCTTGAGTATTCGAGGGCACCATCCAATCGATATCAGAATGGTAAGGCACACTTTCAGACGGTCAGTTGGAACTCCGCTGCGCGAGAGGGGGAGCCGTTTGATAAGTATCTTTCTTTCAACATGCTACCAAATGTATTCCGTAGATCCTGCACTCAGGAGTTGAAGGTCAA